ATCCCCAACTTCCTGCACCCCATCCAGTCGATTGCACAAAATTATCAAGACCAACATTGATTTGATAGGCTCCTACTACAGAGCTACCACCATTGCCTGTATCAGAAGCATTTGCTGTAACCGTAGCACCGTCTGTATCTTTAGCCTCTACCGTATAACTGTTAACATCCACAATGGTTGCAATTTGATATTCTTGATTAAGTACAGTAGCGGTAATATTGCCACCCAAACTGACTGCTCCTGAGAAAGTGACAAAATCATTTTGCACTGCTCCATGAGCGGTATCTGATACGGTAAGAGTTGCATCACCATCGGATGCAGAAAAGGTTACATCGCCTGCGTTTGTTGTACTTCTAATAGGGGTGATGTCATAAAGATTATTACCCTCTTGCACATAGGTTTTTAATTGTGTGCCAACAAATAAATATTTGGTTCCCTCTAAAGAAATCCATGCGAATAATTTTCTGCATGTACCAAGAAAGGTATTGGTGGTGTTTTTTGTCCAACCACCAATCTTCTCTACAAAACCTTTACGAAATCTTACAAGCGATGCGTCAAACCAACCGCCTGCATTTGTGTATGCGGTTCCTTCTCTATCTATGCCTGCTTTGAACTGAAACTTTGCGAATGGCATGTTTCATGTTCTAAGCAATTCTGATAATGGCAGTTGCTGCCGCAGCCGCAGGAAATACAATTGTAAAGTCACCCGCAGTTGAAGTTTTATCACCGCCAAAATCAATCGTTGCTACTGAGGCATTTGTAGCTGATGAATTATAAATCATACAACCTCTTGCAGTTATAGTAGCAGTTCCGAAAGTTAAATCACTAAAATCCGTAAAACCTGTAGTACCACTAGAAGTGGGGGTTACATTGGTTAAATTTGCACCACCTGATGTGTAATTAGTACCGCTAGCTTGTCCTGTAGTGGTAAAAGCTGTAGTAGTTGCACCTAGAGTAGCACTTGATGTATACAAGGCTAGTTTAAAAGTATTTCCTGTTGAATTGGTAAAATCATGTGTACCAGTCAACAACTGTTTTTTAAAGCTAGTTGTTAATGTTGATGTGATTGCCATTTAAAGCTCCTTTAAAATATTAGCTAAATCCTCATGTCCTTGAGCCAAGAGTAAGTTTTTCATAGTGCATCTTTCACTATTAATCGCCTGTTTCATATAATAAAGTATTAATTTATAAATATCTAGCTTAAATGCCTCAGCTTGTTGTCTAATATGAGGTTCAGCATTTTCACTAATACCACATATCCTATCGGTTAATTTTTCAGCCCAAAACTCAGGCGTATGTCCACGATTATTTTCTGTTGCAACACTGATTACGCCTAAATTACTTTTTACTATATCGTCTAGCATCTTACCACTTGTTAGGTTCTACAGGATTTGTTTTATCGTCATGCCTACCAATAAGCATTGGCTCGACAGGAGTCTTATTATAACTTAAGTCACTTTGTTTTTTTACCACCAATTTCTCACCTTCTAGCAATGGTAAATATGGGTCATCAAGCCTATGATAACCATAAAGTTTTTCTCTTAAGGGTATAGCAGTGTCTAGTAAAGTAGATGTTTGTGCTATGCCCACCTCAATTCCTGCATGCATACATTTAGATAGCCAAAACTCTACGCAAGCTCTACCTGACTCTGCAAAATGTAAATTGCCCTTGTAAGTAAAATCCACACCATAAATTCTTAAATTACCCACTTTATTCCATAGTGCAAAAGCAATAGCGTATGCGACTGTATTATTCAAATAAGAGCATTGCAAATCTTCAATAATTTCTTCTAATGGATAAAGAACAAGTTTCTTACAACGCTCATCCAGTTGGCAGGTGTATATTGGCTTATCGCCCTTAAGTAATAACCTTTGCATGCCTGATGTCTGCCCACCCGCATCTTCACTGTCAAGAAACCTAGACGGTGGGTCCATCATAAATGTTCTATCGTGAAAAATTACTGAGCCAACTGCGTTGATACCCCACACCTCATCAAAGTGATCTCCGTGTGATGCGGCTAAATTATACTCAAACCAACTTTTACCCAAACCAACGATGGCAACGGTTTTGCCCTCAAGCTTTTTTATTCTTTTCATCTCTCTCCTCTATGTGACTTTAATTCTTAATGAATCATACCTCATCTCGTCTATTTGATCTCTTCCTTCACTCAAGTTCTTTAATCTTGCTAGGTTTTCTTGAAACTTAGCTTCATATACATTAATGTCATTTTGAGCTAATTTTAAAAATACTGCACCTTCAACCAAGCAAGCATACAACAATGTGTCAGGAGCTTCTGTGCTTAAGAAGGTTGTGCCACTATCACCTTGAGTTGTAATAGATGCAGGTCTAAATAAATAATGTAATTCGGTTGTATAGTTTTGGTCAGGCACAGGGCTTATTTCAAAAGTGTTGTCATCAAAAAAGGCATAATATCTTGGTCTGCCTCTTAATGTTGTGCTTGGTGCAAACTCTTTTATGAAAGAATTATGTTTAAGTTCTAAATAATGATATTTATCTGAATCAATAATAGCTAAAGAAAAAGGTGCTAAAAAATCAGTTGGCGTGGTTAAGAACCTTTGATCCAAAGTAAAGTTACCCTGCACATTTTTTCTTTGATTTGGTAGCTGTACGCTTTTAAATATTCTTTCTTCTGCTTGCGTAATAAAATTATTTAGCTGACTTACAAAAGTTGTTTCGTCAGTTTCTAAATAATCTTGTATTGCTGTTTTTAATGTAGCTAGTGTAAAACTCATGTTGTTACCGTTACCTCACCTAATGAGCTAGTCAATTTGGTTGGCGTTGTAAGTTCAGTACCTATTATACCCAAATCAACATTGGTGTATAACTTAAATGTTTTGGGCGAAACGCTTATATCAGGTCTTGGCTCTCTGACAGCTTGTGGGTCAGTAATATTTGTTCTTGGTTCTAACTGCGGATGTTTTGGCTCATAACATTCAGGACATGTTTTTAAGCCATTCCATTCTTTGCGAAGTTGTTTCAGATAATATCTAAAACCACATCTATCACATATGGCGTATGGATTTTTATTAGAAGCAAAAGCCATTATGCATAATTATAACTAGCAACATCAGGAGTTACCCTTACTGACGCTCTGTCTTCATCTTGCGACATGGCTCTTAAAAACTCTTCTTCATATATTTGTTTTAAAAAAGCAGTCCTGTCGGGAGCTTTTTTAATAGAGAGGTAATAAGACAATCCTGCCGCCAAACAGGGATAAAACCTAAAAGGCAATTGCAATGTGTCTGTTGGTGTGTCCGCATCATCCATCCTTGTCAACACATTCATGTATACAGTGTATGTTGACGATTTGTCAGGCGTAGGATAAACGCTAATTGTTGGGCTTAATTGTTTGTCTACAAAAAACTGTAATGGTTTTCCCTCAGTAGATTTATCAGGCACCGAAGCATATTCGCTTCTTGATAACCTTGTCATTTGTAAATCTACAGGATTACTGTTTATTGTTTCACGCACATAAGCATCCAATACATCAATAGCGGCAGTTGCATCGCTACTATCTACATTGTAAGTAGTGGTGCCATCAACCATGGCTACAGTTTTAGTTTGTATTGTCCACTGATTAAGACCACGATTAGCCCATTCAGCTAATAATAAATTAAGACTTCTTCTTGCTGTTTTAAGATCGTATGCTGTTCTTAATTCAAGACCGCATCGTTCAAATGCTTCTTCAATATAGTCAGCTACATCTAGCTCAAAGTTTTTTGACCCTGATACTGCCATTTACTTTTTAAGTTTTCCGCCACGACCCATCTTTTTAAGTCCGCCACCACGACCAAGTTTCTTGACTCCTGACTTAGCACCACCCATAGCCATTTTCTTAACTCCTGACTTGGCACCGCCCTTAGCCATTTTTACGACTCCTGACTTAGCTGTTTCAGCACCTTGTCTGCTTCGTCTTGCTGACGCACCGCCACCCATAGCCATTTTCATAATACCGCCTTTAATCATTGGCTTGGCTTTAGGTCCTAAACCTTTATGCTTCTTTTTCATTATACGCTCCTACGCTGTAATATTTGTTCGAACTCCTCTTCGTTCCAACTGTCATAATAACCTATTTTTTCTAATCTTTCAGATGCAATGTTAAGTGTATCTAATCTTTGCATAAAAATCATATTGTAACTTTCTTCAAACAAAGGCTCAAAGGATTCTTGGTCAACAACAGTTTTTTCTTCGTGATCTTGATGGAAACCCATAATCCAAAGATTAAATTCATTAAAAAATGTGTTCATCATTTGTATCTTTGCATCAAACACTTCAACATGCTCGTCAGTGTTAAAGTCACAATAAATACAAACATCTATATTTTTAGGAAATCTTTTTGCAAATAATACTAAATCTTCCCAAGTAGACTTTTCTGATTTAATTATTTTAACTTTTTCGTCTTGCCAAGTTTTCTTTGCATACGGACATGTTGCATGACCATCATCTTTTGGCTCTTCCAATACTTCAACAGACCAAGCCCTTATCTCAGCCTGTAGTTCTATTTCATTCATTTTTTCTTTTTAACAAAGGTTTTTACATTAGTTGGCTTACCACCAACACCTTGTTTTTTTGCTCTCTTTCTTGTTACCGCAGAACGAATCTGTGATTTGGTCATGCTTCTAGCTTTTGATGCAGGCACACATTTGGGGTATTTTCTTTTTGACCCCTTAGCTTTTTTTCTGCCACATTTTTTAAAACCACCACCTTTTTTGGGTGAGCCTATATCTACCCAATCTTCTTTAAACCATCTGCGTAAGCCACCACCTTTTGCCATGATTAGCCACGCATCTTAGTTCTTTTTTTTCTTTTAGGATCAATGGCTCCACAACCCCTAGCAACAAAAGATACCTTGCCACCATTACGCATAAAACCAATTTGATTTCTCACTTCTTTTGGCAATTTAGGTAAGCCTTTATTACCCGCAGGTATGGGCTTTAGTTTTTTATTGTTTTTAATCATTGCACCACCGTTTGCTTTGTATTGACCGCCCATCTTCTTATATTCTTTAACCATATAAGCATTTGCATAAGCACTAGGGTATACATCAAATTTAGCCCTAGCCTTTGCTTTAGCTTTTTTATATAAGCTTGGATTTTTTACATTGTCAGGTATTGCCATTTAGCACCTCCATCTTCGTCTTGCTTGGCGAATTCTTGAATTAGGATCATTCCTTGTTTTTTTAGAACTTCTTTTAAGTTGACCAAGTGATCTAGCACAATAAGATTTTCTTCGTGCCGCCCTTTCTTTAGTTCTTGGTTTTTTTTCTGTAACTGCTGTTTTAAGTTTTGAACCGGGGTTTTTTCTTCGGTAGGCTTTGACACCTCTTTCAGTCATGCCTGCACCCTTTTTGGTGGGTCGGTAATTACCTCCCTTGCCTGTGGTTCTTGCAATAGGTTTTGATTTTCTTTTCTTTTTTATAGCCACTACTCTGAATAAGGTCTATTTTGTATGTAAAGAATGTCCAAACCTGCTGAAACTGCAAGATTAGCATTTGAGCTACTTGCTATAGCTCTTACCTCTAAATCTGTTTTTTCTTCAAATTTTATTGGGTAATTAAATTCTTGATGAATGATATCTTGAGATAAAGCAAACTTATCTTTTACATTAAATACACCACCATCAGGTCTTGCAACCAAAGATACGGTTCCATACTTATTTGCTGTTTCAGTATTCATGGTAATATCTAATTGATGTAAATATGCGGTATATCCTGCTGGCACTGTCCAAAAACACATTAGCGTTTGGTTATCACCAACATCAATTACACCATATTTATTCGCAGGCACCCCTGAACTAACTGTTCCTGTTCCTGCGTAAATCTTTCCTGCGTTTTGTCCGCCACTTCCTGCGGTATCTACAATCATTCTAAATACTCTTAAAAAAGAGTTAGTTGTATTGACTGCGGTTTGTCCGTTTAAAGTAACAGACTCACTAATTTCGTTGTAACTTCCATCTAAGCCTGAGATGGTTATTGTTCTTGCACCAGTTCCTGCTGAAGCATCATTAGCACTAGCACTAGATATTTTCAAAACACTAGCTGAAGTTAAGTAAGAGTAAAGCCCACCTTCTGACCAAATGGTTTCAAGTGAATCATCAATATCAGCATTAAAACCAAACTTAAATTGTGTTTCATGATAGGCAACCTGACCCCTTGAAACCTGAAGCTCAAAAGGCTCGGAAGTACCAAATCTTGAAACTGATGATACTTCCCTAGCCATATTTTTTAAGAATGAAAAATAGTAACTCTATCAATATTACTTAATACAACATGCACGCCAGTTTCAAACAAAACACCTGAATCAGGTATGTTTAATGTTTCAGTATCGTTAGCGTTACAAGGTGCAATAAGCAAAGTTGAACCTGTCACTGAGCCATCTCTAAATGTAACAGTTCCATCAGAAGTACCACCTGCGATGATATAACCTCTTAATCTTGATCTACCTGAGATTAAAGAAGCACCGCCAGTAGCACTAGATGTTGTGGTTGCTGTTTTTACATCTGAGCCAGTTATTCTAGTAGACATACTAAGCTCCTAAATTATGCGTCAGCAAATGGTGTTACTATAGTTCCTGATCCTATTAACAATGAATTGTGAACAAGATAAGTAGCTGAATCTATAGCTGTTACCTGTACTACACTACCAACAATACCGCCTTTGGTTGTACCATTTAAAGTCATGACATCATTATCTGCTGCTGGAACAAAAGCTTTCTTTGTGCTGTCATCAATAGCTATAATTACTGCACCTTTGAACTTATCTGTGCCATCAGTTTTGATGTCAAGATCAGTCGCAAGTGTTTCAATATAGAAAAAGAATGAAGCACCAATGTTGTTAGCTTGGTTTGGGTCTGTAGGATCGCTTGGAGTTGCTGATGAGATAGAAGGTAAAGTAAATTTACCGTCTGCATCGTTACATAACAATATTTTTCCT